AGATGGCAAGTTGTAGCTGAATCAGCAAGACTGGTTTTAAAAGAGATAGAACCATATATGATAATAAAAAAAGATTTAGCTAAAATGGCAATAAATTTTCCAAGCAAAGGTAGGGTTGGAAAAATGAGAACAACTGAAGATTATCGAGAACAAGAACGATTATATTGGAAGTTTAAAGAGTTAAATCAGCGTGGATATCAATGTACTATTTAATATTAATTTATATAAAATTATGAAAAATAAATTATATCAATTAGATTCAACATCGTTGAAAAAATATAAAGTAAAGACAGTGAAAGGCTTATGGAATAAAATTAAAGCTGAGGGATTCGATGGTTTGCAATCTGGTTGTATTTTAAAGTCAAGGACTATTGATGTTGACAAGTTTACTGTTGAGGGTATTTTTTCAACTGCTGTTGAAGATAGACATGGAGATATTGTTAAACAGAATTTTGATTTAACTTCTTTTAAAAAGAATCCAGTTGTTTTAAATTCCCATAACCATAGAGATATAGTTGAGATTATTGGTAAAGTTGAGGGTATTAAGGTTGATAAAAATAAACTTCAGGGAAAAGTGAGGTTTGCTGTTGATGAGAATCCTAAAGCTGAGATAGCTTTTAGGTTAGTTGCTGGAGGTTTTTTAAAAGCGTTCAGTATCGGGTTTATACCTAAAGAATTTGATAAAAAGGGTAATATTATAAATTCTGAATTGTTAGAGGTTAGTTTTGTATCAGTGCCTGCTAATAGGCAAACATTAGTTAAATCAATAACTAAATTATATGACAAAGACAACAAAATTAAATCAAAAAAAACAAAACGAAAAGATAATGGAAGTAATGTACAAAGTAAAAACACTCGATCCAAAAATACCGATGCCAAAGGAAAAAGCAAGGGTAGTAAAGGAGTTCGGAAAGCCAGTAAAAAGGACAGTAAAACAACAAAAGAAAAAGTATCTAAAAAACTTCAAACCAAAATCTTAGAGGAAACAAAGAATGAATGGAGGTTTAGAGTAAGGCAACCTGATAAATTTGAGGAGGGTAGTTTAAGGAGTATTACTCTTAAAAAGAGTAAGCCTAAGATTAGAGCTATTATTGGAAAGGTCAAGGGTGAAGATAAAACTAAAATACAATCATTAAGATTCCCTAAAAAAGAGGGATGGAATAAACAAAAGGTTGAAAAATGGATTAGTGAACACAAAGAAGATTTAAAATCATTTAATTATGATATACATATTTTGAGTCTAATAGCGAACTCAATTAGCTTAATTGGCGAGTCGGAGGTCGAAACACGCGAAAGCGTCAGAGCCAAAAGGTTAAGACTAATTAATAAAGCTGTTAGAGGTTTATTAAAAATTAAAAAATAATCTGTATGAAGAAAAAAACTACTAAAAAGAAAATTACAAAATTGACAAAAGAGGAAAAGGCAGTACAAGCACAAGTTAGTAAATTATTGAAAAAAGAAGTTAAGAAAATCAGGGAAGAGGAGGAAAAGAAGTTAAAGAAAATGTTTAATCAACATAAAAAGAATATGGCTGTTAAGGCTGGTGTTTATAACGAACAAGTACAAGAAAAAAGAAAAGAATTGAATGAATGGACACATAAATTCTTTAAAGCTTTGGTTGCTAATGATTATGCGACTTTAAAGGATATGGGAACTGGTACTGGTGGTGCAGGTGGTTATCTTTTACGAAATGATTTTATTGGTGAAGTTCAGCATTTAATGACTGAATATGGTGTTGCAAGGCGTGAAATGACATTTGTCAATATGTCGACTAAGTCGTTAGATTTAAACAATCTTGCTACTGATATCGATGCATATTGGACAGATGAGGGAGCTGCGAAAACTTCTGATGATATCACAATCGGTCGTGTCACATTAACCTTAAACAAGTTAGCTGTGATTACACCGATGACTGATGAATTGTTAGAAGATAGTGAAATTGATCTTGTTGGATTATTGACTGAACGAATTGCTGAAAAGATGTCGCAAAAAGAAGATGAAGCTTTTTTCAATGGCGATGGTACTTCAAGTTCAGGTGGATTCACAGGTATTTTACAAAATGGCAGTGTGAATGTCGTCACTATGGCTGGTACTACTTTTGCTTCAATGGATGCTGATGATTTACTTGATATGCAAGATAGTTCGCCACAAGCGGCTGTTCGAAATGGTAAATATTATATGCACAGAAGTATTGAGTCTATTGTTAGAAAATTGAAAGATACTACTGGCGAATATATTTATCAGAAACCGACTGATAAAGAACCTGCACAAGTTTGGGGTAAGCCTATTGTTAAAGTTGAAGCGATGCCTACATCTGCTGAAACTGCTCCTAATACAGCATTTGTTATTTTCGGTGATTTGAAAAAATGTGCTTGGGTTGGTGCAAGAGGTGGTATGAGAGTTAAGTTGGCTGATCAGGCTACTGTACGCAATACAGCTGATGAAGCTGATATTAACCTATTCGAACAAGATCAGACTGCTTTGAGAGTTGTTGAAAGAGTTGGTTTTGTTGTTGTTATTCCTACTGCGGCTACAGTTTTGAAAACTGCTGCTGTGACAACATAGATTATAGATTGATATAGTGGTCGTAAGGCGCTAAAGGTCTTATGGCCACGCATAAATCTATAATATGACATTTAGATACATATACCAAAATAAGTTTACTAAAGAGAAAAAATATACTAATGATTATTTTAAACATCCTGATTGGGTTTTAATTAAACAAATTCACACTGGTGATATGAAACAGGGTGAATATATTAAAAAAGATTTATATGGCAAAAGGGTACACAACCAAAACAAAGGTGGAAACATTCCTCAATACCACAATAAGCATTAATATTGATGATTATATTGAAACTGCTGAAAATATTATCGATATGCTTACTGGTCGTAATTTTATAGCTGATACTACTGATGTTGTCAGATATTATTCAGGTTGTGGAAGTAAAGTGCTTTTAATTGATGATGCGGTTGAAATTACTAAAGTTGAAATTGGAGATGATGATTACGGCGGTTCGTTTACTGAAATAAATGAAGTATCATCAAGTGATGCAAGCGGTTATTTTACTATGCCTGAAAATTTTAGTGAAGACGGCGAACCTATAACTAAACTTATTTTACGAAGTCATAAATTTTTAAGCGGTATTAAAAATCAGAAAATTACAGGTAAATGGGGATATTCTGTTAATGTACCTGCTGATATATGTTTCGCGGCTACTGTTATTGCTGGAGGTATTTATAACACTAATTATGGAGGTGCTGTTGCGAGTAAACTTAAATCTGAAAAGATTGGTAATTATAGTGTAAGTTATGGTGTTGATGATGAAGCAAGTTGGGCAAGTTTTAAACGAGCAGTTCAAATAATAAGTAATTATAAAAAGTGGGCTTTATGAATACTATAAGTAGATTTTATACAACTACATTCACAGTTAAAAGACAATCATATACTGGCAATAAATCAGAGCTTGCTACTGTTGGTACATTTGATGGGCATATCCAGCAGGCTACGGCCGAAATGGAAGAGTTTATCGGGATTAATTGGGCGCATGCGTTTACTGTATGGTGTGATGATTCGGTTGATGTGAGGGAGGGAGATCAATTGACTGACCCTAATGGTGAAACTTATGAAGTTAAATTGAAACAGGAGAATTTAGCCAGAGGTGATAATAAGCATTTTGAATTAACTGTTGAAAGGAATATTGATGAGCCCGTAAGCGTATAATATGGCACAAGTATTAACAATTAAAACAAGCGGATTTAAAGAATTAAAAAGAGCTTTTGGACGTAGTCCTCAAGTAGTTAATACTGAGGCTAAAAAGTATTTTATTAAATCAAGAGCTGAGATATTAAGGACTACGCAAAGTAATCCGTGGAGTGTTAAGGGTAGTGGTGGAGGTGTACCGATTGATACTGGTAATTTAAGGCAAAAATGGGAACGCACAGAATTTAGACCTAATGAAATGAGGATTATGGTTGATACTGGTAGTGTGCCTTATGCTAAATATGTACACGGTCGTGATTTTGGTGAGATAAATGCTCGTACTAAAGTTAAATCAAGACCTTGGCTATTTTATTCATTTAAGAAAAATAAACCTAAAATATTAAAGTTTCAAGATGAGCTTATAAAAAATGTGGTTAAACAATTAGCTAAATAATTATGTGGTCAACATTAATTACAAATATAAAAACAGTTTTAGATAATGTTAGTGAGTTATCAAGGGTATATGATTATAATATAAGTAAAATAGGCGGATTTCCGTGTGCTATTTATCAGCCGTTAGCGTTTGAAAATACTTTTATGACGAATAATGAGAATTTTAAAGAGTATAATTTTAGGATAACTATTATAGCTGAAACTAAAGTTAAGAATAAAAGACAGGCACTTATAGATGTTTTGGCACCGACTGTTGATGCTGTAATAGCTCAATTCGACCAGGATTGGGATGGAGGTCAGATTGATGGACATCGTATTTGGTATCGTATAAGTGGAGGTGATTGGGGATTTGATGAAATATCACAAGGTGAAATATTATTTGCAGATATAAATTTAGCGATTAAATTCGCAGATGATAATTAATAATTAATTTATAAACATTATGCCAGAAATAATTGGAAAATTTATCGAGCTTGGCGTGGGTGTAGAAAAAGTCCGCGGCACAGCTCAACTTACCGCTGAAAAGTGGTTCAAAAAAATTACAGCAAGTATTGTTGAAAAATCTGAAAAAAAGGACGATGAATCAACAATGAATGTATTATCTGATTCATTAAATACCCGTGTTGTTAAAAAATGGATTGAGGGTGATTTAGAAGGTAATGCTCACGCAGATGCTATTGGTTATCTTTTGTATAACTTATATGGTGCAGTTGCAAGTGTTAATGTAAGTGGTTCGGTTTATACTCATACATTCACTTTAGCTAATTCAATCGAGCATGCATCTTTAACTTTATTCGCTAAAGATGGTGCGGTACAGCAGTTATCTTATGATAATTGCATGATTAGTACCTTAGAATTGACTGCTGTTGTTGATGATTATGTTAAGTTTACCGCGTCGTTTATGGGCAAGGCAAGCAATTCAAATTCTGATACACCGAGTTATGATACTGAATATGATTTTATTGGCAAAGATGTGACAGTTAAGTTTGCTGATACTGAAGCAGGGTTAGTTGGTGCGACAGCTCTTTGTGCGAAAGAATTATCAATAAATTTTGATACAGGATTAATTAATGATTTTTGTTTAGGTTCTTATACACCTAATGATCTTTACAATGCCAAAATGGCAATTGAGGGTGAATTTACTTTGAATTATGATGATAATACTTTTAAGGATTTATATTTAGCTGATACTAATAAGTATATGGAAATTACAATACAAGGTGCGGCTGATATTGGAGGTGGCAATAATCCTAAGATTGTTATTTTGCTTAACCAAGTACAAATAAAAGAATGGACAAGGGAAGGCGGTAATGATGAACTTATTACTCAACCTATTAGCTTTAAAGCCTTTTATAATGAAACTGACAGTCAGCAAAGTAAAATCACTTTAACTAATTTGACTACTGAATATTCTACACCTATTAGTGATTAATAATTAAATTAAATATTTTATGAAAACAATTAAATTGTCTAATTGTGAGGTTGACATTAAAGAATCAATGAGCTGGGGTGCTGGTGAGGAAATTAATGGAGTTTTAATGAGTGGCGCTGATATCAAAAGTGAATCTGATTTTAGTTTTAATGGAGGTGTATTATTGGAAGCTAAATTTAAAGCTTTGGAATTGCTTGTTGTTAAAATTAGAGATGGTAAAAAAGAATTTGATTTTAGCAGAGATTGGATGAATGAATTAAGCAAAGAAGATGGAGATAAATTATTTGATGCTGTGGATGATGTTGCACAGGTCATCAAAAAAAAACAATAGACACGGAACAACGGGATAAATGGAAATTAATGATTGAAGGTAAAATTAATCCTGATAATTATGTTATTATGGAAGCTTTAAGTGATAGATATGGATGGACACCTACCCAGATAAGGAAACAGGATGTTAATGATATTAATAGTTATTTACAAATAATAGCGATTAAAAATTTAATTGAAAAACATAAAATGAAAAAAGATGGCAGATAGAGAATTACAAATAGTATTATCATTAAAAGATGAGGCTTCACGGCAATTAAAAGGTTTTCAAGGTAAATTAAAAGATTTACAGCCTACTTTTAAAAAAATGGCTACTGTAGGTGTAGCAAGTTTAGGTGCGCTTACTTTAGGTATTAATGAAACGATACAAGAGGCCGCTACTGCCGAAGGTGCTATGGCTAAGTTTAGAACTGTGTTTGCTGATAGTACTGACGAGATGCTTGATTTTGTAAATGAATTAAGAAAAGAGATGCCAAGTGCTACAAGTGATATTATTGCTATGGCGGCTGGTTTGCAGGATTTATTAGTGCCAATGGGATTAAATAGAGATAAAGCTAAAGAACTTTCGAAACAAACTTTGGATTTAGCTAATAAAATTGCGGCATTTAATGATGTTGATCCATCAAGAGTTTTAGAAGCTTTTAGATCAGGACTTGTTGGGTCATCAGAACCTTTAAGAGCATTTGGTATTGATGCAAGAGTGGCTGCTTTAGAAGCTACAGCTTTAGAGGCTGGTTTATTAGAAGCTGGGCAAGGTTTTG